GATTGACCTGCCCCACAGGAAATATAGTGCCATCATCCACTGTGACTCTGGTAACAAAACTGTTCAGTGCCTGTGAATTTCTCTGTCTGTCTTTTTCTAGTTCTTCACAGATGGCTTCTACCAATTCATTTCTTTTGGTGTCAATGTTGTTGTTGGCTGATGTTGCAGATGACTCCGCATACACATATCCAATGATTGTGTATTCAATTTCACCTGTTCTCAAACCTGCTGTGCCTTGTGTGATATCTTCTCTCACTTCTTCTGTGGTTCTTACAAATATAGCAGGGTATTGTGTGTTGGCTAGATCTGAAGTTTGAAGTGGATTACGAGTGACAATCACCGGAGCTGGTGTCACAATGCCTTGAAGTGTTTGCACAATGTCTTGTGCTATGGATTCTCTCACTGACATGTTATCTTACCAATCTGTTGAAATGCACCGGTTGTTTTTCAGAGTTTTCAACTGTGCCATCATTGTCAAAGTCATATTCGACTCCATCTGCCAGCACATCATTGATCTCTTCTAGATATCTGCTCTTGTAGAAATCAATCATGGATGCAAATTTGTCATCTTGATGTTGTGTGAGTTTGGGCAGAATATAATAAGCCAGTACATGAAACACAGCTGATCTTTTGAACTGTTCAGCATTCAATTTGGTTGTATCCATTTCCAGACCCTCATATGCAAAGTATGATCTGGTATTACCTGAAGTGCCTCTCACTCTGGCCCACCAGTTGATTCTCAAATATCTCTGAATATCTGCTGTGGTTTTGGTATGTTCCTGTGAAAAATCAATGACACCAAAGTCTTTGATTCTTGGTTCATACTCTAACACATCTGAATCTGTTGCAAAATTGCTCATGTTGATCTCCTGTTGTTATATTGGGGCAATGTTGCCACTGCCCCAAAATATATGTTGTTTCTTTATCCAAATTAGCCTTGGATTGAAGAATCAAACTCAAGTTCAACACCATATGTGTCTTGTAGCTCTGCTACACCATATGTTGCTACACCTACGATCTCAGTTGCTCTTGCTGATGCATCTCTTTGAGTTTCGATTTTGATATCGCCGCTCATTGCCATTGCTAAAGCATCTCTGTGGAATACTGCACCTTTGTAATCACCAGTTGTGCCTGGGAAGTTACCTGATGAGTCTGCCATGTTTGATGTTTCAAACACTGGAACACCTGCCAACATACCTACAAAGCCTGATCTTAATGCTTCGTTACCAAGATCGCTAGCCGGAGCCGCGAATGTTGATGTGATAGTTGATTTAAGGTCGTGTGCCACTAGCGGGTGTAATACCAATGCTAGGTCACTTGGTGGAACTGCATTTGCTCTTAATTTTGCTACAGCTTCGAATACTAATGCCGCTGTTGCCGCCGTTGAAGCTGAACCTACTGTAGTTGAAAAACCACCAAACAATGCTGTTAGGTCTTTGTCGATTTGTGTTGCGATTGCTTCACCAAACAATCTTCCTACATCTGCAATAACATTTGATTCAGAATGATTTAATGCTAGGTCTGATACATTAGTCATTAAACCAACTTCTCTCAATGTGATATCAACTTTTGATGTTGAGATTGCTGATGGTGTTAGGTCGTCAGCTTCTGTTAATACAGCCGCTGTCTGTGTTGGGTAGATTGGAACCTGTAAAACTTTTCCAGAATTTGCTGGAACATTAAATTGTTTTACAAGACCTCTCATGATAGATTTCTCTGCCGCTACAAATTGTGCTTCTGCTACGATTGGAGCGATCAGATCATCTAGTGTACTTGTAGTTGATTTGATTTCGTTTGCCATTTTATTGGTCTCCTGTTAAGTTTGTATAATTGGACATTATGCAGAAATACCTTTGTCTTTACGATAGGCCGCATACAGCTTTCTATGATCAGGATTTCTCATGTCCAGTTTTGTTATATCAAGACTTTTACTCGCTCCAGCATCGCCAATTTTTGATGTTGTTCCTGCACCTGATGGTGTAGCACTCACAAAATGTGGATTCGCTGTTAAAAATTCTTGCACCAAACTGTCTACAGATAAATGCTCTCCAGCATCATTGTATCTTGTTTGGCCAGTTTTGGGATCAACTATTTCGACATCTCCTGCATCGTTGAGTTTGACTTGTGATCTCAAAAGTGTTGCTACCTGTTGTGGGTTCACTGCTTTGTTTCTTGAAGCTGTGTCAAGTAATGCACCATCAATCTTGATAGTTCTTACCTGTCCTAGTAGAGCATCAATCTGGGAGTCTTTTTTCTCCACAGTTTCTTTCAAAATCTTTTCAAACTCGCCTTTGGCTTTGAGTTTGTCTTGTTGTTCCTTCTCTGCCTTTTGAACTAGTTCGCTGTATTGCTCTAGATCTACACCTTCATACTTTTTCTCGTATTTTCGTCTTTCTCTAGATACTCTGTCAGCAACAACTTTGTCCAAGTCTGCCTGTGTAAAAGTTTTTCCTGTGTCTTCAGTTGGTGTTTCAACTGGAGCTTCAGTGGGCTCAGTGTTTTGTGTTGTGTTTTCCAATTCACTCATTGTATGACCTTCCTTTATAGTTTTAAGTCTAACTATCCAGCTTTTTTGCTGTATTAGTGTTATTTATTTGTTTTGCAAGAGCTCGTTCAAGTCTAATCTTCTTCAACTGTGCTCTGTCTTGCTGTATTACCACTGGTATTACAGTTTGGTTGTTGAGTCCTTTTGTGTAGTCAGGATGACTAAAAAAGTACTCACAGTTCCTTGACTCTATGTTCAAAGATTCGACAATATATTCCAAATCATCACAGTCTTCTGGTGCATATTGATACACAACAGCATCATATCTGTCATCCCAGTTGATGTCTCTCAAAATTATTTCATCTTCATCAAAGTCTCGTATCAGTATACGACCTTGTTGATAAGATTTATAACTCCACGGACACACTGATTGGATACTCTGGAAATACATCATCCAATTCTGTTTCTTCATTAACCTCTACTTGATTTTCTTCTTGTAGAAGTTTTTTTCTTTCTTTTCTTTTTGTCGTCGTCTTTCTTTTTACGACCGCCCATTGTCATCTTGCTATGTCTAGCCATTGTTGTCTCCTTGGTTAAAAAAGTCAGACATTTCAGGGTGGATGTCCAATATCTCCTGATCTGTATAACCTTGTTCTATCATTTTTCTCATGTGTGCCACCATGTCTTCTTTGTTTTCCATTGGAGGGTGTGGCATGTCCAATTTCTTTTCCATCGGCTCAGACATCTGAGCGACTGAATCCTGCTCTACTGTCATTTGTGCTTGTTTGACTTCTGCCAAACGATCTTCATCTTTGATGATGGCCTCTGCCAACAGTATGTCTATCTGCTCTAGCAATTTGGGATTCATGGGTTTGGTTTCTTTGGCCAATTTTAGAAGGGCCACTGTGTTTTCTTTGTCATGTATGTTGAATGAATCTGGATAATCAATGATCAAACCTTCTGTGTCTTTGCCTTGCCACTGTGACCACAGTCTCCAAATTCTTTCTTCTGCTAGTTCTAGGTTGTCTGCTTTTTCTGACAGTCTGGCATTCAAAATTTCTCTTTCTGTCTGCATGGCCAAGCCTGACAGTGTTCTGGTTGTGGTGTTTCTCACACCGCCCATGTTGGCCATTCTGTTGATGGCATTGGCTTTTTGTTCTATGGAGCTCAGTATGTTTGAAATACCTGATCCTGTGGGCTCCAACAAATATGGTTTTACACCTTCTACCATGTCATCTGGTATTGATATCACAGCACCTGCACCTGCACCTGCATCCACTGAATCCTGTTTGACCAATGATGGGTGATTTGAAATACGAATCAACTGTTCTACTTCTGACAGTTCATTGTATATGCTTCTCTGCATGTCAGCTATGTCTGATATATCAGATACACCTACACCTTTGGTTCTTGATCTCTGTGAATACACCGGTATACAAGGCACAATGCCCAGTCTGTTGGGTGTTTCTTCGATGATCTGTGCTTCTGTGTCTGCTTTCTTGACATACAACATGTTGGTATCTTTGGTGATCTCTCTGTAATAACCTTGTGTGTCATCAGCACCTTCAAATATTCTGATCATTGTGAGTTCATATACACCTGATGGCTGTCTTTCATA